TGATGTAATTCTAAATATTTAGCATAAATTACATCATTTTCCTTGCACAACATCGAACGAATTTTATTTAGAACTTTATCTTTATTTTCTAAATATACGTTTTCTTGTATAGTGACAAGATGTATACCCAAATTCTCGCATTTATTAAGTTTGTCTATTACATGTTCTTTTGGCCGCAAACTATCACAATGCCAATATGTTCCATTATATTCTATAGCAAGATTCATAGATGGAATATAAATATCCAATTCTCCATCTATAACGTTTCTGGTATTATTTTCAAAATCAAACCCCAATGATTTCACAAAATCCCCAATCTCAATTTCTCCCTTAGAACGAAAGGTTGGTTTCCATCTTTTGTTTTGCGGAAGATTTGGGTCTAATTCTAAATTATGTAAAATTTTATTAAAATGAGATTGACTATACCCAATCTCATCACACAGTTTATACGATGGCATACCAGAAGAATAATTATCTACAATATATTCTGCTTGCTCTCTCCAACCTTTATAGTTTGCGTTTATATTATTTTTCTTGAAAGATTCTGATTGAGTAAAATGTTCTACTCCATATCTTTCTAAACAGGTTGCCTTAGTTTTGTCATTATACTCTTCAGTTTTATTATAATGATCAACTCCATATCTTTCTAAACAAGTATATTTGGCTCTATCTCTTATAATTGGCGATTTAAATGCATTATCCACTCCATATATTTCTAGACAAGTGGATTTAACCTCATCTTTAAATTGTTCACTACTAAAGTTTTTCACATATCCATATCGTTCAACCATAGTAGTTTCTCTTTTACGATTTAATTCATCCTTTTTGTCTATCCACATACATCCAGAACAGGTTTCTGGATAACGTCTTTTTGATATAGAATATGATAAGGGTTTTTCACAATATTTACAGTTTGGGTGCTCTGTCGCTCCAATTTCAAATAAATGTAATCGTTCATTCAGTGAATAATCTCCAAAATTGATCTTGGAATGAATATAATCGAATAGCCAATTATATTCATTCCATTGTGTTATATCATTAGCAGACTTTCTAATTCTACCCTTTTCATTACTAATGATTGACCGCAGAATTTTAACCATCATTACAGTATCAAAATCAACAATATTGGTTTCATTTAGAGGATATAAAGGAGAAAAATCAAATCTCATATTTTACACGAATCGCAATCATTTTCGTCAATTCCATCAGAACTTAATTGTACACCAAGATTGATTTCTCCGGCACCATCAGCGGTATTCAAATAATATCCAGTTTTTCCACCCCAGCGATAGTGTGATAGCATATGTCCAATAAGTTCTGACATAGGAACTTTACCATCTGGATAGTGGGCTGGATTATAAGAGAAATTAACCGAAATTGCCTGATCAATAAACTTCTGAAGCACAGCACAAATCTTTAGATAACCCTCTGGTGACTTTTGATCCCATAGAAGTTCATACTTGTTCTTATACTTAGCAATACCGGGAACGACCTGCTTCAGAGTTCCGTCCTTTGATTGTTTTACTGACACCAATGCTCTTGGTGGTTCAATGCCATTCGTCGAGTTGGAAATCTGAGCGGACGTTTCAGCAGGCATTAGAGCCATCAGAGTTGAATTGCGAATACCATAAAGAAAAGCGTCCCCACGAAGAGTATCCCAGTCCATTTTATAATCTGGATTTGGTATAAGTTCGTCAACTTCTCTCTTATATGTATCAATAGGCATTACGCCCTCGCCATATCTAGTTTCGGTATGTTTAGGACAAGGACCGACACCAGATTCCTTTGCTAAATCTACAGAAGCCTTGATAAGGTAATAAGACCATGCCTCAGCATATTCGTGAACCAATTCAAGATTCGGATCGGAATAGTTACTGCCATTCCGAGCAAGCCAATAAGCCAAGTTGATAATACCGACACCCAGAGGGCGACGATTAAGAGTAGATATACGAGCGGCGTTGACAGGGTAAGACTGATAATCAAGAAGCGCATCCAAAGCTCTGACCGCAAGTGTGCAAGGCTTCTCAAAGTCGCTTGGTTTCTTGATCTTGCCCCAGTTGATTGCACTTAACGTACACAACGATATTTCTGATTTACAATCAGATTCGAAAACTTCTGTAACATAAACATGTTCCTTATCTTTAGTGTCGATACTATCGACAATTTCATATTTGAAATCCATTTTGTTTCCTTAAATGCTTTGCTAGATTCCCCGGATCCCATAATTTGGAATAGTATAACCCTTGTTCTTTTATTTCTAATATATCATCAGATTGAAATAGAATCTCTGTCTCAATATCTTTACCATATTTGTTCAGTTCTCTTTTACATCTCTTCCCTGAACCCAGGTATTCGAACGGATTTTGTTCTGTCTTACCAAGATATTTAAGTCCAGTAACTTTATGCGTTTTAACATATAGTGTAATCATAGTAGTGTTCTCCTCACTACCATTTATACTTTATCTGCTTTTAATTGGGGTGTTTAGATTATTTTTCTTCCATTCAAGATATTTTTGATACTCTTCTTTAGTCATTTTCATTGTTTTGACTACTGGACCACCATCATGAATATCCTTCAGTGGTGTGGTGGGCAAACATATTTCCTGGCACAAATTTGACATACGAATAGGAGCCAAATCCTTGATAAAGGAACCATGATCGTTTGCATGATCAACATTCATAAAATAAATACGACCAGTATCCTTTCGTTCTTGCATGAATGCAGAAAACAATTCAATCGCAGGAACAACCTTCTTGCGAATCTTCTTATCCTTTTCATACTTCTCATAGAGAGTTCTGAACTTATCTACGTCAACGAAAAACGAATCATAAAGATCAGGCACATCACTTGGAGAAAACAAAGTAATATTTCCACCAGAGAGCAACCGTTCATACATTACCTTATTGAACTGAACAGAATAATCTAGATGACGAATACGATTATCTTCAGTTCCCTTGTTGTTCTTTAGGACAAGAAGATCCTCCACTTCGTAATGCCAAAGGGGGTAATGGAGTGTCGCTGCTCCACCTCGGACACCACCTTGGCTACAAGATTTAACAGCAGATTGAAAATGCTTCCAAAAAGGAACAACACCAGTGCTGACAGTAGCACCATTGCGTATAGGAGATCCAGCAGCCCTAATACGACCGCCACCAATACCAATCCCAGCTTTGTTTGAAACATATTCTACGATAGCCGCTGCTGTTGCACTGATTGATTTTCTAGAGTCATCAGATTCAATAAGAACACACGAAGAGAACTGGCGGTCAGGGGTCCGGACGCCAGCCATGATTGGAGTAGGAAGACTAATATCAAAAGTGCTGATTGCATCGTATAGTTCCTTTACCCACTTGAGTCGATCTTTGGTGTAGTTCTGAAAGAGAGTCATGGCAATCAGCATGAAAGCCATCTGAGGAGTTTCATAGAACTGACCGGTTACGCGATTCTTGATTAGATACTTACCACGAAATTGTTCCATGGCAGCATATGTGAGAAGATTGTCTCGGTCATGGTCAATATATTCGGCTAGTTCGAACCAGTCTGCATCGTCATATACATCAGCCAATGATTCGTCATAATACCCATCTTCAACTACGTTAGCATAATGTTGACATAAAGAGATCGGCTCGTACTGACCATACACTTCCTTACGGAGGTTATAGTTGATCAGTCTACCAGCAACATACTGATAGTTAGGAGCATCCTCGGAGATGAGATCGGCAGCAGCCTTGATCAGGGTTTCCTGGATGGCAGAAGTAGTAATTCCTGTATAAAACTGCAAATGGCTATTATGCTCAAGATCAGAGATTGATACTCCACTTAGACCTTCACATGCCCAACCTACAACCTTATGGATCTTCTCGATATTCAAAGGCTCTTTATTACCATCACGCTTAGTTACAAAAATCATTAGTTATTTACCTCAATGCTATCGCTCACAGTCTTATATATGATGGTTTTTGGAGGAGGATCAAACCAGTGGTGTAAACAATTCGCTACGATGAAAATATTTGTGATGATGGCCTGCACGATCAGAAAGGTTCTAACCCAAGCAACCTTATCGCTTTCCTTATCACAATCACTGACCCGTTCACCAAGAGCCTTACACCATCTGGACCACCATCTATTCATCTTTGTTTTCCTTACAATTAGGTATACCAAAAAGCAACAGCAGCAGAAACCACCAAGCATTATCTGTGTGCCAGAATAGAGCAGTAGAAGCAGTAAGCAATGCAATATTCTGAATAACAGCCATGGTCCAAATGATAGACTTCTCAGACATTTTTCATCCTATCTTCTTTTATCAATCTGCCAATTTCTTTTTGCAGCAGAGTGTATATGCCATTCTTCCCGGTAAGTGCATCTTGAATCCGATCTAGTTCAGCAACAGTTTCTGCTTCTACCATAAGACGATCAGTAACTTCTTTTAGAACGCCAAGAAACGTCTGTAAAAGTTCAACTGCTTCTTTGTCAGTCATATCAAATCCGATCTTAGATATACAAGTTCTCTTTCCAAACTAGAAATATCATCATGCAACTGTATAACTTCCGCCTGCAACTCTTTGATTAGTTTCAACAGATAGGGGGCGCAAGTGTGGGAATGAACAGAACCATCAGTCACTTCCCAAGCCCAATTAACCGTAATCCAATCTTCAATGCAATTAGATTCAGTAATTAGATCTGAATTTATTCCGTACTTTTTGACCATTCGACCCTTCCATACATTCCAATACTCCTTCAGAATATCAGCTTCTGTATAGAGAAACTCCTCATCGTCATCACCAATTGGAACCACTATTAAGAACTTCTTCATTCAATCAACTCCTAACACTCATTGGTTAGCACCAATGCAGGCTTGCGCCTGTTCCCTGACTTTTAACAATCAATCAAATTCTAGTAGTATATCCAGCATACTATATGTAGGTGATACTCACATTATATCATACCTAGAAATGCTGTCAACCCCTAAAATGCAACTAATTGAAATCTTTTTGAACTATTTTACAGCCCACATTTGATCATTGCCTTCTCTGCTTGTTTTTTGGTTTTAAATCTGTATGGAGATTCGTGTTCACCGCCAGCCCAGTGATGAACAAATGCAGGATACCACCAAAACAAAAATCTTCTCTCAACATAATAGAGACCGTTAAAATTTATAATTCGGGTTTGCTCATCGTTTAATCCCCGCAATCGATTCCATCTACAAATATTCTAACATTGCACTCATTCTTCAAATATTCTTTAATCGCATCTTCCATTTTAGCATGAGTTATACTATTATTTAGTTCATACCGAAATTGGTCAATTATCCCAGAAAGATCAAGTGTCAGCATTGAATGCCTCCACAATATCAGGAAACTGTTCCGTAATGATTTCCCAGCACTGTTCTGCAACAATACGATGTTCCCTCTGTGTTTCTGGGGCCATCCTAAGTATGCAATAGTGGATCCAACTCCGAAGTGAACCCTTCATAATGAGAACAGATTCAGTTAGACCCTCAGGGAGAACTGATCTTGCCTGTTCCTTCGCAATGCCATGATCGATTGCCCACCTATATGATTTCAATGCTTCGTTTTTGACAATATTTTGAGCATCAGCCCATAATGCTTCTAAATGAACATCACTAACCTCAACACTATTCTGACGATTCTTCGGGTCCTGCAACCGTGCTTCACGAGTAACAAAGTTTAAATCCTTGGTAGGATCGGCATAGCGTTGGCTGTATTCCTGAAATACAAAAGAACGATGCCGCAACATCTGTCGAGCAATATCTCTAGTTGTGCGAACTTCTAGTGACACATCGACCATTTCAAGTGGACTAAAGTGCTTATGAGTGATCAGATATTCTAGCAGCTTGGGGGCCGATTGATGGTTCTGCTGATTGCCGGGATTACTAATCCTAGCACACCATGCAATTAGTTCCTGAGCACTTACACAGCCGGTATAATCATAATCAGGCTGTGTGATACTTACCAAATTTACTTCAGACATTAAAATTCCACTCCTAGTTCATCTTGATGTGTTGTGGGTCCATACTGCTCGTGATTTATATAGTGATTGCACCTGGTGTAGCGTTCTGGATCATACACCTTTCCACCAAACCAACTCCAAAACCATTTATACTTGAATCTTTCCCATCGTGTGGTATTCCTCACATAATCACACCTAGATGGTTTGGTGTAACTGCTGTAAGATTCTCCGATAACATTATTTGCAAATCCGTCAGAATTATTCATATTAAATCTCCAACTTTCTGCCATGAGTTAAACCGAAGCCTAGCCATGGGGCCTCTGTATGTATTGAACTTGATAATATCAGAAATATTCTTTTCTGTCAAGCCCTTTATCGCTGCTCCATTGATATCCTTGTCTGCAAATGTTTCTGGTAACATACATACATTACAATCCATGTCTATTAGTTTTTTGACATTCTTCATGACCTCACGATTTCTGGTGTCTTTATCAGGAATAAATACCGTTTTGTCTTTGTCAACAAACTTCAATGCAACAGACAAGTCGCCCTGACCAACCGCCAGACCATTCTTCACAAAGAGAGAATCCAGACATCCTTCCAACACATAGGTAGTCTTGGTCTTGTCCCATTGATCCAATCCAAAAACCTTTGTGAAGTTTCCTCTCATCATGATCGTGATATAACGAAGATCGTTGCTAGGATCAAATGAACGACCTTGATAACCAAACATGTTACCTTCTTTATCAAAAAAAGGAATCAGCAGTCTAGGTTCATCTCCGTTGTCCAACCTGAACTTGTCAGGAATAATGGAGTTGGTCCATGCAAAGAACTTTGGAACATAATAGAGTCTGAAGTGTTGACTGGAAGGAATATTCCTAGATTCTACATATGCTCTTGCAGGATGTCCAACCGACAACTGAGATATTTTCTTGACATTCTTGAGATACTTGTTATATTCTCCATCGGATAAGTATTTGTGATGGATGACTGGTGCAGCTGCAATATTGACAGGACGAGCATCAGCAAAGGTCTCCAGATCATACTCCTTTCGGAGTTCCGGATTCAGTTCCTTTAGAATACTCTTGATACCTCGGGCGGCACCACAGTTGAAACATTTACCGAGGATGGTATCCTTGTGCTGATACAAGTGGAACCTTTTCTTATAGGCATTCTTCTTGGAGTCACCACAGATGTAGCATCTACAGGATGCTTTGAATGGATTGGAAGAGGTTACAGTATATTGAGGAAGATAGGAACTAACAAGAGACAAATACTTTAGATCAATATAATAAGCCATAATCTATACAAATCTCCACTAGATCCAATCATGCAGCGATATTCCGAGTATACACACATCCGGAAGTATGGCAAGCCATAAAATGGCGTTGGAGACTTATTGTCTGTTGAGTGTCCAGCCGAAAATGGATGCCAGTTGGGTCATGATGAAGCCCAGAATGGTCGCAGCACCAATGACCAACCAACGCCACTTGTCAATGTCTGACAGGTTGGAGTCTATTCTATTCAAAGTCTCGTTTTGTTTGTCGATCTGGTCGGTAAACCTGGAATCGAGACTCTGAAGGTCTTGTTTGATTTCTTGTCTTAGTTCTTCCATACGGCCGTAAACTCTATTATTGCTTTGGGAGCTTTCTTCACGATGCTTCTCTAAAGAGTCTTGCATCTTCTCAAGACTTGCATAGTTTCGCTTTAAGTCTTGCTCGACCAATGATATTCTAGTTTCTTGAGAAGTGGTCATGTTATTTCCTCTTTTTAGTAAGCTTTACAAGATCATTCTCAAGGTCTATCAAATCAGGTTCAGGTGATTGTGTTGCGAATCCCGTAGGATTCTTTTCGGTTTTGGCATTGGCGGCAACGATTTCTTTCTGTGCGCGCTGAGTGTCTTCTGCCATCTCTCTGTCCATGATTTTGGACTTCTTTAGAACACTCAGAGTAAGAGGCGCTTTTAGTTTGTTGTGACGAGGAACGACAATCTTGTGTGTTGATTTTGGATGCTCAAATACATCGTGGTCGCCGCTGGCTCCACTTGATCTCTGTTGCCATCCTTGCTTTTTGATATGAGAAACGAGAGCGCGGCGATCCATATTGGCTCCAGCCATCTCTTCGATTTCGGCTTCTTCTGTTGCAGGAATCTTCACCGACAGACCGATCAGTTTGGCGGCCGCCTCTGCTCTGGCACGTTCATGTTTTTTCTGTTCTTCGGGAGACAGTTTATTGATGGGCCTAAGAAGTTTATTGATAATCATGAGTCTGGATAACTCATCGATCTGCTCGACTTCTTCCTTTGTCATGAAAGATTCTGGTGGAACAGGCTGTCCGCCACCTTTGGTTCCGCGCTCAAACTGCTTGAACCCAACAACTGTGCCAATCTTGCGTGGAGACTGAACCTCTTCTCTCGCTTCTCTTACAGCCTTGGCTCTGGATACAAGAGGTGCTGTTGTGCCACCTTGACGGGTGTTTCTGCTAACTATCTTTCTCTGAAGTCGCTTAGAGACAGGAACAGTCTTATCTGGATTATCTCCGGCACCAGAAACGCCTTTGGTTGTTGCGTTAGCCTTGACGATTTCTTTCTGTGCAGCAAGAGTGTCTTCATCAAGATCTACTTCTTCGTTCTGATTATGTCTTCCCACACCACTAGAATATGTATTCAATTCATAAGGATGTGAACCGCCTTTATTATAAACCTGAATATGAATCGTATGTTTTTTGCCTGTAGTGGCGTGTGTAGCAGGAAGATTTACTGAAGTTGTATTACCTTCACTTGGCTTCTTTGACATGACACCAACGTGATGAAATCTATCATCATCAGATACAGTTAAGCCGCTCTTACCATGATGACCAAGTGCATGATTAATCGCATCAGTATATGACTTATGATATAGCGCATAATCAGAACCACGAGATTCATCAAGTTCTGCTTCTTCCTTCGTCATGAATGTCCGAGCAGGAGCAGGAGCCATATTGGCTGTATCAGTTACGCGACGAAGAGTCTTTGCTGCATCATCAACCATCTTCTTTCTAGTAATTGGTGTTGCATTACCACCACCCGATGTAGCACCTTTGGTATCCGAATAGTGTTGATCGCCGCCCATTTCGTCAATCTGAGTTTCTTCAGGCATTACTTCGCGCACGCGACCCTGTCTTGCACCAAGAGAAGCTGGAGCTTTCTTTTTGATCTGCTTCTCGATTGGGCTTTGACCGCCGGAAGTGGTTGTTGTCGCCATAGCTCCACCAGTTGCTACGCCATCTTCATGGAATTGTCTGAACGTCTTCATAGTTCCTGTAGCGCCTTCTTTATGTTATCATCACCCATTATGTCATAACAGTTGATGTCTTTAGCAAAAAATCCTATATTCTTGACTTCTTTCGGTAAATAACCCAAAAACTCCAGAAATGGTTTCAAGTAACGCATGTGTTCTTCCAATCTAAAGAATAACATTCTAGTAGCAGGAGTAACACCAAATACATTGTAAATAATAATGATGTGATTCAGTATCAATCGTTCTTTTAGTTCGCCATTTTCTTCATATTTATTGAATAATCTTTTTAGGTATTTGAATCTCTTCAAGTCATTGAAAAACTCGTCTGTATCAAGACTGCCAGCATTGTTATAATGTTTGGCTGCATAAAGAGTAAATGACACCTCATCCAATTTTTCATTCATATCAACCTATTTTTCTGTATACACCATTATAGAACGTCCAGGTGGCGAACTGTCCAATGGAGGTCAAACTCGTTGTGTTGCCGGCCGAACCACCTGAAGTGGCTTCTACGGTAGCAACAGAAGTATTTGATGTTGTGATTGTTACTACAGATCCATTGGCGTTGGTCAGCTTTACTGTATATTCTTTGCCGTTGGCTGGAGAGGAAGGAAAGGATATTGTGATGTTTGCACCAGCATGAACGGTGTCGCAGAGAATAACATCATCGTTTGCTAAAGCATTATATACTGTTGGTCCAATAATAGATACTACATTTCTTTGGTTTGTGAATATGACAGAAGAAACATAGTTGTATAGAGCATTGGCTTGAAAGACATATGTGTTACCTCCAGAACCGCGTTGGAGGGCTAGAAGGTCCGTATTGGCAAGTGTGTTTGTGTTGGATACCGCGAAGATATCACTATATGTCTTTCCGGCCATGATCTATTATGGTGTTGTTGAACCGCCGCCCGAAGCAGCATTGTTAGCCATACCCTTGACGATTACCAGAGGCTCACGGAAGATACGACCAGCATGACCGCCAATGGTGGCTGAGATTGGAGTTACTGTTGAGTTGCCGGTAGCAGTACCACCAGTAGCATTTGTAATAGCAACATTGGGTGTGGCATTTACAACAGTAAATCCAGAACCGGGATTCGTGATCTTCAGCGTAACTGAACCACCAGTTGCGTTGGTTGTGATTGATGCTGAAGCATTGCTGCCAGCAACAGGTGAAGCAACCACTACAACATCAGTATTCACATATCCAACAGTTGTGGTGTTTGATGTGAATGTGATTGCAGTTAGCCCGCCGGTGCCCTTACGAGTTAGAACCCAACCTGGAGCGATTGATTTTGGTTGAACTGTTGCAGATTCTACAACATCAACACCAAATACACCCAGAGATTCGCCGGCGATGAATGCACCTACAGTTGTGTTGGCATATACTGTGTTACCACGATTTGGTGTAGGTGAACCTGTGGCAATACTCTTCCACTTTGGTGCATTATTAGCTTGATCTTTATTTCCCCACTGAGACATGAGTTATTCTCCCTTATACCTTATACTTATCTAGATAGTCCATGAAATTTAGCTTACCCATTTCAACATTCATCCAATCCTGACGTTGTTCAGGTGTAACGATTGAAATGTTTGCGGCTTCTTCATAGAGTGCGCGCTTTCTGAACGATTCTGCCATAACATCAGCAATAGCAGACTCTAGGGCAGGAACACGCTTAGTAATTCCTGTTGTATTATATGCCTCACCAGTCTTACCAGCAACTACATGAGTTGTAGTTCCGGTTGGTTTTGAAGGCGCAGTTGACTTTTCTGAAGTCTTTTTGTATATTTCGCCTTCTTTGCCGGGAACGATATCTGATAGAGATGTATCAAGTTGATCTGCTTCTGTTTCTTCATTGATCTCATAACGAGATTTGACATGACGCTGTAGACGTTCTGGTAGAGAATCAAACTTGATTTTCTTACCGAGATGTTTTCCAGGAACACCAGAAGTAAACTGAGAAAATCCATGTGGGTGAGTTGGATCGGTGGACATACCAAGCATATCTACATGACCTTGATGATTCTTATTCTTCATATCACTGCTATGAACAACACTATATCTGTCGTGGGTTTCTCCACCGTTATCCCAAACATGGAAAGTTTCACTTAGTTCAACACCTTCATTCTGTTCGGCTTCTTCATGTGTAGCCACAGGATGAACAGGAGGATTACCCTTGAACTTCTTGATTGACTTCACAGCAGTTGGAGTATGCGTGGTGGTATCATAGGTTTCACCAGCAGCCTCATGAACACCGTGCTTTGCACGAATCTTGGCTAGAATAGCACCAGCAACCTTCTTACCGCGCTCGGCTGAACCATACTTCTCACCAGCAGACTTAGCAATCTTGGCGAAGTTCTTGCCTGGCTTACCGATATCCTCACCAGCATGAGCAGCCTTGTAAGAATACTTTTCTTCATTGAAATCTTCAGACATTCAGAGTCTCCTAAGTGTTTTTATTCTATATTTATGATTTATCGATATTTGACGATTTCACCGGTGTCCTTCTTCTGACCTGGAACAGGTTCAGAAACGGCGCTCTTGAATGCTTCATGTGACTTGCTGGCTCTCTTCTGGAAGTCGGCTTTCTCTTGACTGGTTCTACGAGCAGCCATGTGGTCCATGAATCTCTGAGCATGTCCTGATGTGACTTCATGTGTGTTACCGTCATGGAATGTTACTGGAGAACCAATAGAAACTGTCTTTCTCAGTTGAACTTCCAGAGCCTTAATGTCATCACCCTTGTTGGCTTGTTGACGCTTCCAGGCTTCGGAACCTTCCTTGGGTGGACGACCACGGGCCTCATCAAGAACGGATTCTTTGACTGTGCTGATGATACCATTGCCGCCCTTCTTTTTGATTGACTGAAGGAACTTCTCAGCATCTTCCTTGGAATCATAGTGAGCAACAGCAATCTTACCACCCATGCTAGGATTCTTCATGGCATACTTGACTGTGTGACTTTCTTTCATGACATTTCCATCCTTATCTAAAGGACGGCCTAGACCGTCTCTTACAGTATGTGTTATTTTTTTGGCATTCTCTGGTGAAAGTGTGATCACAACTTTCTTTTTTTCTTCGTCCAGTTCAACTTCTTCCTTGGTGATATCCTTCATAGCCTTTTTGGCCATGTGCTTAGGATAGTTCTTGATGACGTTGCCATATTCATCTTTGTGTGTTTTTGGTGTCTTGTGGACGCCTTCTTCCGAACCAAGAACATCACCCAACTCTGATTCATTGACAGAATCTTCGTTCTGTGTGGCAGGAATAACATCCGGATGACCTGAAGCCTTCTTATAGGCCAGTTCCTTTGACTTGGGATTCTTGGAATATTTCCAGACCTTCATGGCCCTTTCTTGAGAGACTTCATCAATCTGCTCTCTGTCTTCAAGAATAGCCTGTCTGATTTTGTTGTATAGTTCGTCCATTTGTAACTCCCGGGGTTTTATCTATTTATCTCAAAAATGACTTCAACATCCATCGATGCTTCTTATGTGCATCCAGTCTGTCTTGTAGGTAGTTCTCAATGCCTTTATTCATTGGATCCTTGCCGGCTTCTTGTATAGCAGCCACAATATTCTTCATGACCACTTCGTTGTTCTTGAAAAGAATATTCAACATTTCCCTAGCGAGAGGAATGGTGTCAATAGTTTGAATAGATGATAGTTCCTGGAATCTCTTATAACTACCAGGAGCATATTCGTCAAGAGTTCTGATATGTTCAGCCGTTGAATCTATGGAATCATAAACCTCTTCATACAAATCCTGAAGAAACTTGTGGTGTTGATAGAAATCCGGACCATCGACATTCCAATGGCAATAGTGTGCGATCAGATAAAAACTAAATGAATCTGCTAATACCACCTTGAGTTTGTCGCCAAGGCCGATCATGATTCTTGACCCTTATATGCATGTCTCTCAGCGGCTGATTTGAAATCCATTCCGAAATACTTCACTTTTCCGTGTTTGTCGCTTGCCTTCCAGCCAGACTGTTTGGTGCTGCCTGCTTCTGTGTGTGGACGAACATACGGAGTATTCTTGGACTCGCTCATCTTTTCGCGCCAAGTCTGTGTTGCCTGTGTCAACTTCTGGATATGACTTTGAATATTGGCTTTCTTTTTCTGAAGTCTCTTTAGCTGTTGCTTTGTTCTAAGCACCTCTGATCTTCCCATGGGAACAATATGATGGTGATAAACATGTCCAGACTTCTCTATCTCAGCAGATTCCTTGACATCTTCCGTTCTGCATCTCCAACGCTTCAGTGACATGGCTTTGCGTGTAGGACGACCCTTCTCATCCTTCATAGGACCAGGCATACCAGACATTCTTGCACAGAAGGACTTCCGACGCTTGCCTGCTTCAGAATCTGGATCAACATTCTTTCTGGTTACAGCAGTCTTGATACCAAAGTGCTTGGCACCTTTGCGTGTTAGGCCAGCACCCGATTCTGTTGAACGATAAAGCCCCTTGGAATCTGCGCCGCGGTCACTGAGATATTCTTCGTTTTTTGGCACACAGTTAGGAACAGGTTTGCCCTTTTTTCCTTTTTTCATGCCCACCATTTCATAGTCTTTCCAGCAAGGAGAATCTTCCTTTACAGCCTCAATATCGTCCTTGTCAAGATGTAGATTGTGACCATAGCCATGAACAGAAACAATATACTTGCCGCTGTCATTATCAAAAAAATCGATGTTACCATGACCTTCGTAACCAGGTTTCTTGATTTTGACTTTGGTGCCTCTCTGAAGTCCACCTGTCTCAGGTAGTTTCAGTTCTTGAGAATCATCATTGTCGTTCTTGTTGGTCGGAATACCAACATGCATAGCAGCATAGTCAGCAGATTCTTTGACCATACTAACCTTTATATGGTCGTGATCTTTGTTGACAAAAATGTGGCTGCCATCGTCCAGAACAATCTGATGACTTCCCTCGTGTGAGTTATGTATTCTACCATAGATGGATTTGCCATTATAGTCAACTTTGACTCTTTGACCTGCACCAGCAGTCTCAAGGTTTGATCTTTCGTGGTGGGCTTTGGCTTCTTCCAGTCTCTTCTTCACAGTCTTTCTTAGACTGGTTTCCTTGGCGGTAACAGGAACACCCTGAACTGACATGTCGCTGTTGTTTGGGCTACCACTTTCGCCTGTATCTCCGTTTGAGATATCAGCAGCAAACATGCCTTCTCTGATTTTTCCAAAAGTCTTTTTCGCCTTCACCGTTGGAACAGGAGTTCCTGTAGGAGCAAATGCTGAAGGCTTCACAGAATCTGGATATGTTCCTGGAGCAATATCGTCAAAATCTTCCTTCATTCCAACTTGAACCAGACGCTTGTATGCTTTTCTGCGGCGAAGATTCGTCTTATCACCCTTGTCCAGATCGGTGTCGTATCCGACATCACCTGGTTCTCCGTCGATAGGAGGATCAACCAGAGGTCTAGTGCTGCGACCACCCTTTGTAGGAATAACAGAAACTGGATAGCCAGCCTCTTCATTCAATCCCATACCATGACCAAGATCGTTCCAGTATTCTTGAGCAGATTTTTCGTCCACATGAGGAGGAACAACTCGCTCACGGAATGTCTTGTAGTCATTATCAGCACGGAGCTTACGAGCCATTGATGCAGAAACACCCTCTACACCTGTAGCATTTGGATCTCTTTCACCAGCAGATACAACATCAATCTTCTTGAAGTTGAAGTGCCCGTGAGGACCTTCCTTGCCATTATACTGATTCAGTAAACGCTGATATTCTGGAACTCTATCTGCACCAGCAACAACAATAAGATGGTTGTGTCCCATCTTGTGAATCTCTGATGCTTGACTGAGTAGGTTTGGTCTCTCAGGACTAGCTAGATTGATGTTTGAGCCAGGAAAGAACTTACGAGCATGATTTAGCTTTTGCTCTGGTGTCAAAGGATTCTTGATTGCTGTGCCAGTCTTTCTGGCTGTTGGCTTATCGTTTGTGCGAGTCAGAACAATATTGTAAGGAGCATTGTTTTGCTTGGCCACATCCTTGATCTTCTCGACCAGCTTGCCGTGACCGGTTGTTGGTCCGTTCATTCTAGCCGGAGCAAGAACATAGGGATTCAATCCTGTCTTTGGATTGATCTCTTCGTTCATATCGCGATTGATGACAACCTCATTGGGCAGCTTGCCCGTCAAGGTGACATCTCTTTTTGGTTCAAGACCTAATTTGGCTCTTATCTTGTTTGCAAACTGTCCCATGTGGCTCCCTCTTTTTCTTATTTATCTTTTTCGGGCGCGACAAAACCACTACCAGCATTCTTTGCAAAGTTGGCAGCACTAAACTCGCTTCTATTGACAGCCTTGTCAATGGTATTTTTCTCAGGATCAACAACAACACTACCTTCTGGTCCAGCAGGATTTCCAGCAATAGAATGACGATATGAGTTGTTCTGATTTGATGCATTCACCAGAACATTCTTAGCGTCTTGTAGGTGTTTATGAATCTGGAACAACTTATCAAAATGTTCCTTGTTTGCAGCAATGTCTGATAGGCGAGATTGAAGAATACCAGTCTTGCGATCAATGTTTGATTGTGACTTTAGTTTTCCGATTTCCTTGTTGCCACGATCAGAGACAAACTTCTGAAACTCTGCATGGCTGGGTGTTCCGCTTCTTCTTACCTCATGGTTCAGATACGCCATAACATCATCTGCATGTCGTTGTGACACCTGATGTGCATCAGGATGCAAAGTGGAATATGCCTGTTGAGCGGCATCCATGTGCTTCTGGAACTCAGCCTTCTGTTCATCGGTGTAATGCTTTGGATTGGGCTTCATCTCAGTTGAAATGATATGAACATCCGGATGAGTACCAAACCTGGCCAGATTTGGCATGAAACGAGGGCGATGACCAGCCAGTGTTCCAGAACCACCATCTTCGTATCCAGTATGAACAGCAACACCAATCTTGGCATGAGCGATCTTTTTACCTTCAGGAGAATCTTTACCGGTTGTGTATGTCAGTGTATTTGGAGTGAACGAGAAGTTTTTACCTTCGCGATTCACATCCTTGTCGGTATACATGACATCGCCCTGATAGATGCCCTTTTTGGGTGTCACCTTGGGAAGATGTTCAAGCGCAGCGTTGAGTTTTTCCACCAAACCAGGAGCATGGCCATGATTGCGCGCAATGTCTTCGGGTGTGTAGTTGATCTTTGGATTTTTGTTGCCCCAAGACTTGGTGGCCACAAAGAACTTTCCGTTTTCTGGATTTGTTCCATATACAACGCTGGGGCTTCCATCAAACTTTTCACCAATCTTTACATGAGACTGGTTGCCCGCCAGATGATTGTGCATTCCATTGAGTGTGTTTACTGCATGTTGATATCCTTCATCGCCAGCCTGAAACAAACGATCTTCAATGTGGTCCAGGTGTCCCAACTTTTCAGGTGCAGCCACCGTTGTTGGTGTCATTCTGGCTGCTTCACAAATAATAGTGTTGAAAGATTTCATTCTTATTTCCTGATGATTCAAATGGCATATTTTGTATTTATGTCAGAAACAAATAAAGGGAGAGCAAAGCCCTCCCTATCATTTTCTCATGTCTATCTTTAGATTGCCACCTCTATTTCTGAACCTGCCATTACTGTCTCTTATTCCTCCTTTAGGAAGAGCAATGCGAGGTATACTAGATTTTATAGGACCGTCATTTTCTGTATCGTGTATGTGTGGTCCTTTTTTATGTGTTGTGACAAGAAATCTAGCGGTTCCTATATTATTTCTTCCAAACTTTCCGTGTCCAGTGGCAGCTTCGTATATAACATGTTTCTCTAAATCCGGATAGTCGGCGTGTAACTTTTTCATCTTTTTATTTGCTTGTTCGTTATGTCTTAGTTGTTCGGACCTGATATATTCATCAACTTTCTCTTGAGGTATCTTCATACCCGATGCAGTAGCATTTTCTAAAATGCGAGAGGGAACCATTGAATCCATGTGTGATGTTATTTCATTTATTCTATTCATAACACCCGTCTTGTGTTCATTTTTGAACTCTGGATTTTCTTGCATCAGTCTATTTGAAGCATGGTCGTATGTGGCACGAGTTTCAGCAGATTCTCCAGACATCAACTGAGAATCTCCCTTTTTGAGAGAAAGTGTCAACTTTCCTCCTTTGTCTCCATCGCCTCCTATTACAACATCCGCTTTAGATGTTTTGTTTTTGCCGCCATTCTTTTTCCATGTATCAGAAAGTTGTCCTGGTTCTGCTCCAGTCACTCTTGCTCTCGCACCATTTTTTATGGCATTAGCAAATGCAGGATGATTAGCAAGGGCGTGCATCGTATCAGCAGCATCATGCAGTTCTTTATAGTATGCTTCAGGATTTACTACGCCGCCTGTATAGCCAGCAGACGGAGCATTGTTGTGGTGCAAAGGATGTAGAGGACCATTCTTTGCTTTTTCTATCTCCTCATGTATTTTCGAGGAATCCTGATGTCCGATCAGTTGGCTTTGTCTGGGATGTCCAACGATAGAGTTCCACAGATGAGCCATAGCATGTTCATCATTATATCCAGATTTTTTTGAGGCTTCAACCAGAAGAAACTCTTCAACGAACATTTTATACCTTAGTAGTTTTGCCATGATGACTCCGACGAATGGATTGTTTTGTATTTATGAAATCCAGTCCGGAACCTCTCGTTTAGTCCAGCGATGAAGAGCAGCCTTGCCCTTGATGTAATATTCGCGATAGTTCAACACCGGATCATCAGAGATTTTGTATTCATCAGGCATAGCACAAGGCATTTTGGTCTGGTCATATTCGCGTAGATTGAATGGCGGCGATTGAATCAAGTAGCCCAACTTCTCAATGGTCTTATGTCGCTTGCTATAGCGATAGGTATATTCATCACCAAGAGCAAAGAGATGTTCAACCAGCCAAGCATAGTTAGCCACAGATTGGCGCACCCACACCGCAGATGGGTGATTCATATGCGTGGCATTATAGAGAACATCGTTGCGATCATCGTCCAGAACCCAAACCTTCTTTTTCCTGACCTTACCAGACTCAGGAATACGATAGGTAACCTCAACAGGTGCACCATCAAGGACTCTGTGGGTCGTTGACAGAAGTTGGGCGGTCTCCAGAATCATCTTGACCACATGACGATCCACCAAAGACTGTGCGGCTTTGGTGGGATCAGAATCAATCATGAAGATATTCATTTAGCTATTCCAAATAAGAAATATACATGAGATAAGTCAGCAATGATGACCAGATTGCAATCCACACTGGAATCATAATATGCGAAAAAAAGAAAGTGGCAACCAATAATCCAGCAAAAGTTAAAATACACAACCAAGTGATTGCTGTGTATTTTATAGCATCTTTCTTAGTCATAGTCCACCACATTCACAAAATTAAACTTCTGTTCGTCGGTCCATCCAGAAAGATAATCATTATCTTCATCAAACTGAAGGAGATATTGAGCATTATCAATCTCTCGCACAGATGAAATAATCTCATCTAGATGCTTCTGAGAAAACTCGTGCAATGATCCATCATTTACAACAACTTCATCCGCCGCATGAGTAGGGTCATTTGCCTCTACGACATAACGAATGCGGAAAATAGATACGGTTTCTACTAGATATTTGGTCACTTTGGTTCCTCCTCAGGAAATGGTGGATACAGAACTACAGGATTTTCATTATATTCTTTTCTGGCAACCTCGGCATTCACCCAAGAAATCGCTTCTTTATATGTATATACAACATAATCATCTTTGTTAATTATTTTCCACACATATACTGGTTCATCGTTGTTGTCAAATCCAATATGATCTCTGTATTGCGGCCACCAATATCCATATTGGTCTTTATATACTCGGTATTTTTCAGATACTTTCATTACACTACCTTCTTATAACGATTTACAGTTCCATCAGGTTCAACAACCATCAGTTCATCTTTGTAATCAGCCATTACACGATATTCGCCTTCAGCAATCACACGATCACGATGACGAAGTGCGCGCATTACTGCATTAGCAATACCATGAGCATTTCGTCCTGTATTCACTGCTAGTTCGGCTGCATCAACACATTCCCGATAGATTGAATCTTCCAGAGACCAACTTAGATCGGTATAAGTTCCCCTAACTTCTGCGGATCCAGAGCGCCGTAGATATTCTTGTCCACCATCTACAGAGATTGCTCCACAACTGCATGTTACAAAATCATGGCGATGCTTGGAAAAGATGTGGTCCTCGCATTTGTTGCATAGGACGGCATTTTCAACAATCATCACGCAATACTCCATTCATAATCATCAATGGTCATAACAGACTCCAGACCATCATATTCATCAATACGATACTTGGTGCCAGAAGGAACATCTGTGATAAAGAGTTTAGCACAAGAACCATTCGCCTTATCACCAAGTTGCTCAACAACTTGGACCAATGCGGGGTCTGTGCGATCAATACAACGATCAGAGAAATAAAGTGCCTCGGTCTTAGCAAAACGATCAGGTCCGATAGGATTTTTTATTTCTTCATCATGGATTGCATCATATTCTTCTTTCGGACACAGATACTGTCCATCATAAAGAGTGATACCCTTGATTTCAGCATATCGGTCAATAGCCGCCTCAGACAGGCTGAATCCGCCAAAGCCAGCATTATACACAATCTTTGTCATAATCAATACTCCTCACATTTGACCGAGAACACCGACATTGGCATAATCGGCATTGACAACCTCACAGTTCTGAGCAGGAACAGGCAGATCAGGATGCTTGTCTTTAGCACAGCCCGCCACAAGAGCGACGATCAACACAACAGCGATAATCTTGCGAAACACGATTCACCTCTCTAACTACATTTCTGATAATAGCAGAGTTGAAAATAATGTCAAGAAAAAAGGTCACCGGCCGTATAGGCGATGACCCTTGATTTGCCATTTCTGAATCACCAAACCACGGCCATCTTCGTCAATCGCGACATATGCCACGGTCTTCAAAACACGAGCCATACGGACCCCATCGCCCTCAGGACCAACAAAGACCAGATGAGGAAGATTCTCACCAAAGGTCTTCTCAGCAAGACCCTGCATCGGATTGGCCTTGTATTCAAAAGGACGACCCCGCTCCTTCTCACGAAAATATCCGAGAAGATTAGAGGCGAGATTTCCAGCAGCAAAGGACATTGCAATCACTCCAAATCACTGACTACATTCTCACCATAGACGATCCAGGAAATATGTCAATCCTTTTTTTCAGAACCTTCAGATGAAATAGGATTTTCCTCGTGACCAGGATAGGTCGAGAAAATGAGTTTGGAAGATTTGTAGAGGGTTGTGGCAAGAACCATCAGGTCGGCATGATCATCACACATTCCGATCTCTTTCTCGATGGAAGCCTTGATGCGCTGTTTGATGGCTTTTTGATCTTTTGTAAGTGTAGCCAAGAAGGTTCTCCTCAGTTAGAGTTCTGCCTATCTGTATTTAGTTTCCATGATGTATCCAGAACCCAGCCCCTCATAGGATCATAATAACTGACATTGCGCCTATACTGTTCCTTGACAGCTTCGCGCTCAAAATCCTTGTATTCCTTGAAAGTCATAATAGTCATAGTCAGTCATTACCTCCTCATTCGCGAAATATCTTCAGCATCTTTTCTAGAAAAGACGGGCTGTAAACAGGATTTGTGAAGTGTAGCAATACCCAGAAGTTTATCACCAGTATAGGTGTTTGGAGCCTTAGCAAACGCCACACCCACCTCACTTTGAGACGGATAAAGTTCTCGATGCTTACGACTCTCTTCTGTGCGATAGTCAGGCATAGTTGTGCCGCGGAGGTTGGGCTTGAACTTGCCTTCACGATAGACGAGATATTCTTCAAAGGTTTTGGTCTTGGATCCAAGCTTCTTCATTCGCTTGTTATAATCAATCCAGTCTTGACAATACTTAGAATACTTACCAGAAGACATCTTCGCCTTTTTGGAAGATGTCCTGGTTGTGCTAAATGCTGGACCGAGTAGATGCATCGTCATAATGTTTTCCTGAATGGTGATCGCGGTCGGACTCGAACCGACAGTGCTTTCGCGACAGATTAAAAGTCTGCTGGGTTTACCTATTCTCCTACGCGATCACAAACCCTATCAGAGTTCGGTATATTCTTCGTTTTTCAGATATTCAACACGCCGGCGGAGAGCATCAATACCGTGGGCGGCGACATCAGGCAAGAAAGACTGAAGATAACCGGCGACATAAGGAACACCGCCGCGCTTATCTAGAATCTTGACCAACTCGTTGGTCAGTTCAAACCCTTCTTTATACTTCGTCATCATTTTTCTCCAAATGGCGAGATGAGAGAGAAGTCCACCCGGCAGTAACTAGCCATTTTCGAAAGACCACTCGATCTCTCTCATCTCGTATATTCACAATAGTATAGTTTGAGAAATATGTCAAGAAGATTTTGTGGTCAATCTCACTTCGTCTGTCTCAGGATCATGTTGGACATGATGTGCGACGAAATCAACATCCGGATGACGCCCTTTCAGTTTTAGAAAGTGATCCAGATTTGGCTCGCTATCATCGTATAGATGCACCTTTTTATATCCACTCTGACGAATGAGTTTGGATACCATGTTAGCCTTGTTTACGGCAGGATGGCCACGAGGATCAAGATTGCCGGAACGACGAACATGAATCTTGTTTATATCGATACCATAACGACCAAGTTCACGACCAAATCTTTCCTTTGAATCAAAATCCTGTCGTGCGGTCACGATCTCGACCTTGCCGCCATTATTATGAATGGCTTTCATCTTGGCTAACATCTTGCGAATAGGACGAGCGGACTTATGGAATATGTCAGACGACTTGAAATCTGAATAATCATAATATTGTCCAGGAGACAATGTGTGATTGTTGTATTCCTGATTGGTAAGAGTTCTGACTCTATTTCCTCCTTGATCCATAACATGAACCTTGAGGTGCTTCTTGTCGTGGGCGAAGATGGTTTCGTCCATGTCAAAAGCATGAAGAGTGTCGGATTTTCCACCGACACCCTCATAGAAAAAATGTTTGAAAGATTTCATTTTTGTTTCCATATGATGCAACACATCATATTTATGTTTCTTGAAGTTTTTTAGAGGCAAAGAGGACCAGTCCAGCGAATCTCGTAGTCACCATCAAGAATGTTGCCACGGGCCTTGTTCAGAGCAGGAGCAGCCCAACTGGCAGCCTTGAGAATGTCGCCGACGCGGAACTTGTCGTTGCCCTTGTTGATGAAGCCCCAAACACCACCACCTTCGGTGATGATCTTGACATATTTTTTGCCGTCAACGACACGAACGCCCTTGATGAAACGATCATACTGCTGATTGCGGTGATCAATCGCGCTCGGCCAATTATTGTATCGGCTGCCGTAAAGGAAGTTCTTGTAATCCTGAATGATGTTTTCGATCAGCTTTTCAATCTGCTTTTCCATGACTTTTCCTTTCTCGTTACATCCTCTTGATAGACGATCCGAGAAAATATGTCAAGAACTTTTTTGAAAAATCTATGGTCCGCCGCTGGAAGATCCGCTCTTACCAGGAGGTAAGCAGCGGACCTTATTGTCGGCTTGTCTGATTGGCACACACGCAAGTCGCTTGAGTTTACCGGAGGCATCTCTGATCGTGATTTACGTGATAAACTCTCTGAAACTTTTCATGTGTAGATTCCTCTTTTTGGTTTACTATTTACTAAAACCTGATTCCTGAGAAATCCTTCTTTGGATTGTCTGTCTTCTCAAATCCAGACTCATGCACATCCTCTTGCTGTTTGTCGTCCACATCATAGAGTTTCATCTTTGATCTGTCAATGCCAGCAACAAACCTCCTGTGGTTGTTTAGATCGCCGTAGCGATTCTTTAGTTGCTTGATCATGATCTGCCCCATACCTTCCAGTTCCTCTGTGCTGATAAGAGCCAACATTAGATCAACCGTATGCACAAGACCCATTGATTCGGAGGTATTGGTGAGATCCATATCAGAAGTTGAATTATGTGTCAGAATATCATTAGCATAGAATAAATGATTTCCGGATACTTCGATGTCCAACATTTCCATGTTGCCGATACATTCTATAGAAACTATTTCATCAAGCATATAATTTTCCTTCGTTTTTTAAGATGACGTTCAGTTTGGGGTGTAATTTATTCTCTTCGTCATATACAACTCCGATGTCGATCTAACAACTACTTATTGTATATATGAATTTTGTCTCCTACAGAAAGCCCTTTGTTTATGGAGATTTCCGAGAAATTCTCTATCGGAAAAAGATGTTCTCCGGAACAGATGATTTCCTTTCCGCTAGAAGTTTTAATTTTATATGCTACCTTTTCTGTTTTTGAAAACACATTGACAACAACATTGTATCCAGAATTAGAGAGAATTTTATCTCCAATTTTAATGTCTTTCA